CATATCTGCCGCAAATTGATAAATCTCATCAAATGGTTTATCAAACTGCACAGCAAAGATTTGATATATATTGCGACAAGATCCTGCATATCCAATAATCTCTTTAACTAGCCGATGCTCTCTTAGATCGCCCAGAACAAAATGATCAGCAGCAGAATTTGAATACTCAGGAAACTTGATATCTACCGCCCTGACCCAGTAACCTTCTTCCTTTAATCTGTTTACCATATGATTGCCGATAAACCCACCGGCTCCACAAACTAATGCTGTCTTTTTCATTTATCACCTCTTATACCAAAACCAGCAACCATTAGATACCATAATAGGAGTACCAATCTTTGCTTCTCGCCTAAATTTTGACAATGCTTCTTTTACTTGTGTAAGATTATGTTCATTGCCACAGAAGATTCCATTTTGCTTCAATAAAGGATAATACTTCTTCATATTGTTATAAAGATCAGAATATGCATTGATACAAATCACATTACAGTTTTGATTGTTATAGTCTAAACTAAATCTATCAAGTCTCTCTATATTCTTTTTGAGGACTGATTCATATTCTTTTTTATCTTCAGCATATGAGATTACACCATATACTTTCTTGATCTTTTTGTTCTCATCTAAAGAAAGAAGGTGAATGACATTTTCACCTTTCATAACACCAACATCTAATACTCTAAGATTTTCTTCTTTGAGTCGTTTGATATATGGCCATACTCCATGACTAACGATATCACTTGGAGGCCATATACCCATTTGTTTCTGCTGTTCAACTGTAAACAAATCTGGATTCATAATATCAAGCATAATGTTCCTCAATCTTAGTTTTCAATGAAGGGATTCTATCCCATTGATGCACAATAGTATATAGTTCACCATTTTTGGTTTTGACTTGTAGATCATCATTGATAACTGGCTGAACATCTTCATACTTCATCTGGTATTCAATTAGTTTAGAAGGATTACTTACAATCTCTTTACCAATATCACCAGCACCAGATTTAACTGCTTCAATAGTTGTACCAAGTTGAATTGCCCAAGAATCAGAATTGCCAGCAAAATATGTATTGGTATTAAATGGATAGATCGTTGTAATAAAGTTGAATACCGCTTGATCTACAATTGGAATAGGGCGATTGATACTAAGTTGAAACAGAAGGAGAAATAGACTTTTCATCAAATTCGCTTCACCCGCAATAGTACCAACATTGTAAATCTTTTCTTCTTTCAGCATATTATGGAAGTAAGGACCAAATGCTTGATAAAGATTCTGATTACCCCATGGTTCATTCTTATATCTCATTCCTTCGGATGAACAAACCATAGAATGCATAGTTAGATATGATTCGAGCCAGTGTGATGGATTTTTCTGAAAGATAACATCACGTGTATCAGTGGTAATAATATACCGATACTGTGTCTTGGTTTGATTTAGTGCATTCCACATGTAAAAAAACCTTTCCACATGCGGGACACCATTCTTATGAGCAACTACATCACCATTCTCTTGCTTCTCACCAAATAGAGATAATTCTACACCATTTTCTGTAAGTTTATCAATGGTTTCTTTAGTCATATCGGTACCAACAATGACCACATCACCCTTGAAATCTGATCTACGAATAGAATTAACCCAATACTTTAGTTGATCCCAAGTATAACCAGATGCACCACCAATAATAAGATCACGAGTCATATCATTTCTCCAATATATAATAATCATCCCACTTTGATATTTCAGTAAACTTTCTGATGTATCCTTTGCTTATCATCAGATCGTATAACATTTGTCGTGTCATACTTATATAGTTATGTTCTATTGACATACATCTGATACTATATTTTGTATTATTAGAAAAGAATGTATTCAGGATAGCATACTCACTACCTTCTGTATCAATGGAAAGATAATCTATATGATCAGGTGCATTATACTTGTTCAGCAAATCTAATAGAGTAATTGTTTCTACTTCTTTAATTGTACCATTTACTCTTTTAGGTGCATGTTCATCATTTTTACCAAATCCCTTGATGGTAGATAAATCGGATGCTTCTGTTTCAATAAAAGGTATTCTCTTATTTGATTCAGTAAACACACACATATTAGAGATATGGCAATTACGATTTCTATTTAATGATTCATAATATACTGAATTTGGTTCAGCAACGATACCTTTCCAGTCATACTTAGTTTCTAGTAGATATGTGTTATTGATCGTAACACCATCTGTAGCACCGAAATCTACAAAGTATCCATTTCTCTTTGATTCAGTTTCATGGAGTACCCAGACATCTTGATGACACTGTGAATATGTTTCTTTTCCTGTTATGAAATCCATGGATATTGTCCACCATAATAAGTTTTAATAATTTCATTTCCACGTTTGAAGAAGTCAAGGTCTCCACCATAGGCTTTCTGCATATCTGGAAGTCGATAGTTAAGGGTATGAAGTCCTGTGGTATCGAAGTTGGTATGATTGAGGTGTTTAGTTAGAATGTTATAGAACCTACGATCACCGCCCCATCCTGAATGCCAGTGTTGTGATACCTGAATAAGAAAATCTCGACGGAAACAATATGAAGAAGTATCTACCAGATTTGATTCGCTGCCACTACCTAATGTGAAAAAGATTGGCCATTTGCCGATAGACTCACAGCAATCATGGTCTAAGAATTTTTCTTCTACATAAACATCTCTGAGTGAGTATACCCAATCAAGGTTCTTTTCTTCAATCTTGGTAACTAGTGTTTCAATATGATTTTCTTTCCACCAGTTATCTTCATCTAGAAATGCTACATAATCTCCTTCAACCAAGTGAGAATATGCAGCATAGATACGATGGCCATAAAACTTACCACGGCCGGTATTATATGGAGTAACAGTAATTTGTAGATTACTTTTGTCCAGATCAATTGAAATTTTGTCATAGATTACATCACTCCAATATTCTGGACCATCAATGACAATAAGATGCTTGATGTTTTTATAGGTTTGATTTGCGACACTTTGGCAGGCTTGTTTGAGTTGTACTTTACCAATTGCTGGTGTGATTACTGTTACAGGTTTCTCTATTCGCAGTTTCATTCATCATCCTCATTATCTATTTGAAGTAGGGCTAGCAGAAACATTATTGTAACTGCTATGCCAACGGTTGCCAATATCTGAGAAAACATTACCTTAATCTGGCCGCCTGCATATGCATACTATCATAGTCAGCTTCTAACCCCAGATTGATAAACCCGTCATCATACCAGAATTGAACGAACTTTCTATATTCAGGTTTTGACATTTGTGAATTTTTCCATGAGGTGTGTAGATCATTTCGGTCAGGATCAATATCTACGGCAATACCCCAAGAATGCATTGACGATGAAGAACCGCCACGCATCTTTCGAACATTGAGACACCCACCAAAATAATGAAGTCTTAGTTCTTTGATCTTCTCATAGCCATAATAATCAAAAGTTCTCTGCCAAATGCGCTCCATTGGTTCTTTCACGAGTTTATGGCAGCTATATGATTTTAGTTTACTCTTTGGATCCCACGCTAAAACCATTTCAAAAGGTAGTTCACATTTGACTTGGTTTGTACCCACTTTACCATAGAACATCATACAGTCTTTTTGTAGTGGCCATTCTGTATGATGTTCAGAAATTTTCTTGTTAGCCGTTTTAGGTGGCTCCACATTTACAGCTTTATCTCGCCACTTAGATAGAAGATTGGTACTAAAGATAACTCTGGCATGTCTTGTCTGCGGACCATTTAGACCGTCAATAGTTTTCCCAGTGTCAATCTTGTTAATAGAAAATAGAATTTGTTCAGCAGCAACTAGTTTCCTTGCATCATTCCAACCTTTTGGATTAAAGTCATGGGCGTGCAATAAATCATTAATTGCTTTTTTTGTTTTTGGACCAATCTTACCATCAATTGTACCATCATATAGTTCAGCATCTTTTAGAAAGGCTTGAAGTTCTGTATTAATATTGACTGTAGCCATATTACCTCCATGATAAAATATTCAATAGTATATAGTCTACCAGTAAAATTGGTTATTCTTCAGCATTAGTTTTGCTTGTTCAAGTCGAGCATTCTGCATATTTTCGATGACACTTTTGAACCAATTTGATTTAGATTTAGATTTTTCTTTTGATTTTATATTTCTAAGTGGTATAAAAAACAATTCGATACGTTCTATCCATGTAGACATCTGATAGTTCCTTTATTGTTGAAAATTGGCACGACAAAAAGAGGTAATCTTTTATCTAGACTACCTCTTTCATCGCATATAGTTGATTATGATTTGATATTAATTTTTTGAGGTTTTTTATCTTCCGGTATAAATCTTTCCAACCAAATCTTTAGCATGCCATTAATTAGTTCAGCATTTTGCACTTTAACTGTATCTGCTAATGTAAATGATCTGGTAAAAGCACGATTTGCAATACCTTTGAAGATGTAATCACTAGTATCATCTGTTGCAACTTGGCCCTTTACAGTTAAAACACCATCGTCCAAGATAAGTTCGATATCTTGTTTACCAAATCCAGCAACAGCAACTTCAATGACATAAGTATTTTCAGCTGTCTTGCGAATATTGTAATGGGGAAAGGTCGTCATTTTTGGTAGATTTTCATTGAATGTCGCAAGTCTTTTAAAGATATCATCAAATCCAACTGTATCTTTAGTTAGACGTGAAAAACCAAATGGATCAGTTAGTGTGTTCATATGTTTAACTCCTCTTTAAGCAAGTTAAGATTGCAATTTATTCCTCTCAGTGAGCAGGAATAGAACTGGGTTACGCAATACCTGACATCCCCAGCATCTCTATTTATAACACAATAAATCTCTATTGTCAAGTATTAATATGCATAGGTATCTGGAGATCCTCCAGTGGGAGTCGGTGTGTGAGGAATAATACATAATGGAGGTTCATAATCAATAGCATGAAATTCATCTCCGATTACTATAATATTTTTATTTTCAATATAAATTTCTCTTTTTTTAGGTTTCAAAGGTCCTTTAGGCAAACAATGTGTATCTAGATCAAATTCTACTGCCCATAGAAGATTGTTAACATAAACAGTAGTTTGTCCCACAACAGTAGTTAATGCTCCACATGCTCTAGAGTCCGTATTTCTATGTGCGCTTGGCATTTTTACTATATCCACCTTTATCCATTTCAGGATTCAAATCAATTCTGGGCGACTGCTGTATAATATGCTTATCACTTCCAATATACACAGATTCTTTGGCTTTGATGTCGATGTTTTTAGCATCAAGCAACAAATCTTCTGGTGTACTAATCTTCACATTATTTTGACCTTGGATAGTGACACAGTTATTTTGATCAACATAAACTGTAACACCACCTTCAACCTCAATTAGAGTAGGACCATTAACTTTAAGCTTCTGCAGTCTCTTTAGATAATGAATTTTTGCTTGGTCTTCCTCGACTTTTTTTAACTGGGGTTGCTGCAATTCCTGTTGAACCGAAGCCGCCTGTCCTGTCTGTTTTGACTTCTGGCTTTTCACTGGTTTCTTCAATGACATACTTTTCATCCTTTATTAGTTCTGCCTGACAAATTCGATCACCATTACTGATCATAAGACCATTCTGTGACATATTATATAGAAGCACAAAAACTTCTTGAACATAATCAGAATCAATAACACCTTCTGCATTGGCTAGAACGATACCAGACTTCAATGATAGTCCTGATCGTGGATGAAGTCTAACAGAATATCCTTCAGGAATATCAAGAATGATGCCTGTAGGAACCATAATACGATCACCACCACCTACATATAGTCCGCTATCTTTGAATGGTCTGGCAAACTTTTTGTTATAGGAGTTAAATCCCTCATAACCTGGTTTACCTGTGCCTTGAAATGAGATATCAAAGCAGGCCGATTGCTCTGTTGAAAATGAGGGTAGTTTGATATCAGGGTGTGTCTTATATACTTTCAATGTTACCATAATATACTCCAGAGTTAATTATTTTTTAGTCTTATCTTTTACTTTAACACCCTCTTCAGT